GGACTTGTCATTCTCGGTCTGGACGACATGGTATTTCAGGCCATCTTCCAGAATGATGTTGCCGCCGTTGCGCCACTTGCGCATGCCCTCTTCAAGACGGTCAAAGGCTTCGTCGCCCAGTTCCTTTTCGGATTCCAGAACGCCGCCAGGGCGATTGGAATTCTGCGCACCCGATCGACCCTGATATTCGAGGGCCAGGGCGAAATCGAGCGAGCCCTTCGCCATCTTCCATGGCGTCAATGGGCGGAGAGTGGCGTCCGCTAGGCCGGTGATCCAGAAGAGGTCGCCAGGCCCCATGATCCGGGCGATCGAATTCTCGTCCTGATAGGTGACCCGAAATCCGCGATCATGCCAGTCGGTGTGCGTTCGGCGCGGATCGAGCAACCACATCTCCAGCCCGTCCGCCGTCGCGACGGGCTCAGCATAGGCAATGTTGCGCAATGCCGCGCTGAACATCAGCGCCGGCCAGAATTCGGCCCCCACCTGGATTGGATTGGGCGCGTAAGAGATGATGTCGGCCAGCGCAAAGTCGGTAACCGGCTGGTCGGTTGCAGCATCGACCACGTCAAATGGCAGAGAGCCGATCGCTTCAGCAATGACGGAGCAGCAGAAGTTCACCGCCGACAGCTTCGCTGCGTGATCAGCAGAGGCGACGCTAACCGCCGACCCGCCAATCAGGTCACCCCAATAACGGCCATCGGTCAGCTTGCCGTCGGTGACCTCGGAAGGATCCGGGCGCGAAGCCATCGCCGGTCGGCCGGGCGTGGTGCCAGAAATGCCGGTCCGATAATATTGATCGGCGGTCATGACAGCCTTCATGCCGCCTCCTTCATAATACCCTCATGCCGCGCCGCGAGTAGACGGACGTCTTCTTCGGCTCTTCGAGAGCCACCTGACCCATCGCCATCACCAGCGCGACCATGCCGTCGATCCGGCCCGTTGATTTTGCCTTATTGAGCTTGCGGTCGCCGGCGGCGTTCTTCTCGACCACCGCATTGGCCGCGCACATGGTCATCACGGGGTTGCCGCCGTGAACGACCTGTTTGTTGAGAAACGCGATTTCAGTGACGTCCATGGCGGGCGCCATCGAAACATGGCCCTGACCGAACGGCTCGAAGGGCAAGCGGATGCCCAGCTTTCCGAGCTGCTGTTCCAGCGTTTTGAACCGATACCGGTCAAATCCGATCTTCGCGACATCAAGGCCCGCGCAGATGCCGCCGATCTTCGCGGCGACAAATTCATAATCGACCGCAACGCCAGGCGTTGTTTCGATCAGGCCATTCCTGACCCAGACATCATAAGGCACCCGGTCGCGCTTTGCGTGATCCGCGACGGTGCTCGCAGGCTTCCAGAACCAGGCTTTAACATGCCAGCGACCGTCTTTTCCTTTCGCGATCAGCACGAAGGCGCAAAGGTCGGTCGTCTCGGCGAGGTCGAGCCCACCATAGACCGGGCCGGTGATGAACGCATCTTCGTCGATCGGGACGGCGCCCTCGGACCATACTGCCGGCGAAATAAAGGGCGAGAACCGATTGACCCGCTGGTTGAGATACAGGTTGCGGAAGCCGTTTTCCGCAGATGGCATGCGCGCCGCCTTTTCGGCCGCCTGCTGCAATTCAACTTCGGATCGAAACGTCCCCAGTGCCGGGTTCGCCGCGCGGTGCGCCTCGGGGTCGAGCAGGTCGCAATCTGGCGGCGCTGCATAGACATGACAGACGATCTTCGGATCACTGGAGCGGATCGCGTCGTCGATCTTGATCGACAACATGTCCGCGTCGGTCGGTGCCTGCGTCGAGATGATCAGGCGCAGTGCATCGTCATATGCACCTGATGCCGTCTCGATCGCTTCGACAAAATCATCCTGCGGCCCGCGCACCTGGCCCAGCTCGTCCAGGATCGAAAGCACCGGCGACAGGCCGTGCGAGGTGTGGCCGTCAGCAGCGAGCGCCTTATATTCGACATTCTTGGCCAGTCCGATCAGGCGTTTACCCGACGGCACGATCCGCACCAGCTTCGATAGGTCAGGCGAGAGCGCGACCATTTTCGATGCGAGGTTGAACACCAGCGCCGCCTGGTCGCGCGATCGCGCACCGCTGACGATCTGGCTGTTTAACCGGGCCTCCGGGCCGGCGATGTGGGCGAGCAGGATGGCGGCGATCAGGCCGGACTTGCCGTTTTTCCGCGCGATCGAGAGGATGCCTTCGGATGTGCCGGCCGGATTGTCGTAAACTTCGAGGATGAACTTCTGCTGGAAATCGTCAAGCTGCATCGGCTTCCCGACCAGCTTGCCTTCCGGCACCAGGCAATATTTGTGGATGAACGCGATAACGCGCTCGCCCCGTGTCACTGGATGGTCGACGGCCTCGCCAGGAGGTCGTCCCCGTCGCCCGCCATCGGATTATGACCGGCCTCGATTTCCTTGGCCTGCTCGCGCCGCTTGTTGACGTCGCGCTGCTCGCCGTTCTTCGACCGGTTGTCGAGGCCAAGCGCGCGGCGCAGAGTGACGATCCGGCGGGCCAGTTTGTCGCTCGCCTCGATCGTCTGCAGCATCGTCGTCACCTTCACGTTTCCGCCACGGTCTACGGAGAAGGCCGCCACCTTCTCGGCATCGGCCATGGCGCGGGCCAGGTTCGCGGCTACGGCCAGGTCGGCGTCGGTCCATTCGGATTTTGCGCGCTCGGCAATCACGGCATCCCAGAACGGGCGGTCACCGCGCCGGAGCTTGAGGTAGGGGGGCGGCGACAGGTCGCGAGCGGCCGCCGCCATCACGGCCACGGCGCCGGCCGCGCTGTCGACGCGCTGGCGACGGGTCATAGATCAAATCCTGTATTAGCAATGGAAGTTGAGGGGGCGCCGGTGTCCAAGCACCGTCGGATCAGACTTTTGCCCCCCCGGGGGGCATGGAATTGCTTTGCATTGAAACTTTATTGCGCTTTGCAATTTCGATGCGTGGAACGGCAACTTTATTGCGCGACGTTCCACGGGTGCGATGGATCGATCGGCAGGCCATCCGCATCGCATCCGCCGACGGCCCGATGCCCGAACTGCTCGGCCGTCACATCGCGGTGGCAGTCGTCGCACAGGTTGCGCGTATTTTCGTCCTCGTCGCTGCCGCCCAACGCGAGAGGCTTGATGTGATCGACCACAGTGGCGAAGACCGTCAACCCTTTGGCATCACATCGCTCACACAGGCCGTCGGTGCGAGCCAGACGGCGCTGGCGTTGCTCCTGTCCTGCACGACCGCGAAGGCGATCAACCACGGCCGCGCACCAAGGCGCGAACTTCGGCGCTGATCCGCTCGCCCTCAGCAATGATGCGCTCGACACGGCCGATCGATCGCGATGGCTCGCGCATATCGAAAGCCAAGCTATGGAGCTCGCCGGCTAGGCGCTCCATCTGGTCTGCAGGGCAAGGATGCTGGCTCATGCCTTGGCCCAGGGCTTCTGCTTGAGGCTGGGCGGGCGGCTGGGCATTGCAAGCACCTCGACGAACGACAGCACACGCGATAATCGGTTCGCATGACCATCCGAGCCGATGAACATGCCCGCCTGCTTCAACTCGCAGCGGATGAAGAGGCGGCAGCCGATGTAGCGGAGCGGCGAGGCGACGATTTCCTTCTGATCGCAACGCATCGGCGCCGCGCCGACTTCTTCCGCCGGCGGGCCGCCCTGATCGACGGGACGGACGGCAAATAGAACCGCCTGGATTTCCCTGCATCCTTCAATCTGGCGTACCCTGTCCGCCTTGCACGGACTGCTGCCTGATCGCATGCCGCTCAGTGTGTCGAGCGTTAAGCGCCGCTTTGACGGAGGGCACCAAGCCCGATGACCGGAACCGCGTCGACACGGGGAGAAACCAGTCAGAGCGGGAACGCAAAACCAATGAAAAAGGCCCGCGCATCGCTGCCGGGCCTTCACTGGACGCAATGGTCCTAGGGCTTTTTTGGCCGATTTCGGGGCCACTTGCAAGCGGAAATCATCAAGCCGCCTCGTCTTCCTCGCCATAGCCGAAGCGGGCTCGAATGATGGTCGCAATTTCCGCCCAGCCCTTGAGGATGCCGCGTTCGTCCAAGAACTCGGGATCGATCGGCCGTACATGCTCATAGACTGGCTCATGCCCTGGCCGGTGGACGGCCAACAGTGCGCGG